TTGGGGACGGTTCTGAAGCACCTGCTCGAGGTTGCCTCGACCGTCACCAGCCGCGCGGCGACCGAGGCCAACCGCGCGAACCTGGCGCAGAGTTTCCTTGAGGAAGTCTATGCCCGCTATGCCGGAACGCGGCAGGGGCGGCAGGAGCTGGAAGGCGTTCTCATGGCCGATGTCGAAGGCGCGCTCTGGACCGGGGCGATGCTGGACCGGGCGCGTAGCCGGTCGGTGCCGCAGCTGGACCGGGTCGTGGTGGCGCTGGACCCGGCGGTGAGCAAGGGGCCGGATGGGGATGCTTGCGGGATCGTGGTGGCGGGGGCGCAGCTGAAGGGGCCGCCGCAGGACTGGCAGGCCTATGTGCTGGCAGATTGCACGGTCAAGGGCGTGGGGCCGGTCGGCTGGGCGTGTGCGGCGATTGCGGCGATGGACAAGTACGGGGCCGAGCGGCTGGTGGCCGAAGTCAACCAGGGCGGCGCGCTGGTCGAGGAGGTGATCCGCCAGGTGGACCCGATGGTGCCCTACAAGGCGGTGCATGCCTCGCGCGGGAAGAGCGCACGGGCCGAGCCGGTGGCCGCGCTGTACGAGCAGGGGCGCGTGCGCCATGCCGAGGGGCTGCACGAGCTTGAAGAGCAGATGGGGCTGATCACGGCGCGGGGCTATGAGGGCGAGGGATCGCCCGACCGGCTGGATGCGCTGGTCTGGGCGATCCACGAACTGATCCTGGCGCCCTCGGCCGCCTATCGGCGGCCGAGGATCCGGGTGCTATAGCCCGAGGAACGCGAAAGGTGCGGTCTCGACAAGCGCGTCATTGGCGCGTCCGGCAAAGGTGTTGCGCTGGTTGGGGCCGAGGTCGAGTTTCAGCACCTTGCCGGTTCCGGCGTCGAAATCCAGGTCGTTCAGGTCGATCCAGAAGGTGTTGGGCGTCAAGGCGGATTCGAAGAAATAGAGCTTTCGGGTGTGGTCTGCGACGGTGCGCCAGCGCGTCGAGGAGATGTTGGGCTGGTTCGGTGTCGAAATGCCGAACGGGACCGACACGTTGCGGATCACGCTGAAGACGCTGGCAAGGGTTTCGACCGGGTCGGAGGTCTTGGGGATCGCGTTGACGTAGAAAGACGCGCGCGCGAAGCGGTCGGCGGCGCGGTTGGTTCCGGGCAGCATCACGGTGCCGCCGATGTCCTTCCAATAGGCGTTCAGCGCGAGTTGCTGGTCGAAGATCGGCGAATTGGTCATCACCTGATAGTCGGGGCTGTGGTGGATGACCTGCTTGCCGTCGATGTATTCGACGATGGCGCTGTCGCCGCTGGCGTCGGAGATCGACAGGTGCAGCGTGGCGAGCCTGTCCTGGCCGGGGACCGCGTCGGTGACAATGACGAAGGGTTCTTGTTCGAGTGCCGCGACGGTCTCGGCCACGGTGGCGAAATTGTCGAGCACGTATTGCGCCCAGGCCGAGATGGCGAGGCCGGGCTTGCTGCCGTCATAGGCGGGGTAGTCGGATTCCACGAGCCAGAGGATGTTGGCGACGAGCCCTGCCTCGTTCATGCCGTCGGTGGTCGAGATGTCGTACCCCGAGGCGATGACGCTGCCATAGCGCGAGGTCCAGCGGATGGAGTTGGGACCGGCGGCGCCGTCGCGTTCCATGCCACGGGGAAAGACCCAGAGATTGGTGCCGACATCCTCGCTCCAGTCCATCGAGCGGGCGGTGACGATCTGTCCGTTGCCGCCGTGGTGGACGAGGCGGGTGCAGGCGTCGGCCGCGGTGGTGAGGGCGGCGGCGAGCGCAAGCGAAAGGGCCGGCAGGGTCGGGGAAACGAGGGGCATAGGCTTACCTTTGCAATGGGTTTTGAGACTATGCCCCGAAGCTAGATCCGTCGGCGCGCGGTGCAAGGTCGATTGCCGATCGAGGCACCGAACGGTGGGGTTCGGAAATCTTTGGAAATTGGCGGGATAACCCTTTTTCACAAGACCGGGCCGTCCTTTGGCCAGGCACCGGTCCCAGCGAGGAGCATGGGCATGATTTTCGATTTCCTGCGGCGCGGCGCGATGTCCGAGGCCCCGGAGACCAAGGCGAGCGCGACCGGACCGGTGGTGGCATACCACACCAGCGGACGCGTGGCATGGAGCCCGCGCGATACCGTTTCGCTGACCCGTACCGGGTTCTCGGGCAATCCGGTCGGGTTCCGGTCGGTCAAGCTGATCGCCGAGGCGGCGGCGGCGCTGCCGCTGGTTCTGCAGGACGCGGCGCGGCGTTACGAGCTTCACCCGGTGCTGAACCTGATCAAGCGGCCGAACATGGCGCAGGGGCGCGCCGAGCTGATGGAGGCGCTGTTCGGGCAGTTGCTGCTGACGGGCAACGCCTATGTCGAGGCGGTGCAGGGCGAGGCGGAGCTGCCGCTGGAACTGCATGTGCTGCGCTCGGACCGGATGCGGGTGGTGCCGGGCGAGGACGGCTGGCCGGTGGCCTATGAATATGCGGTGGGGCAGAAGAAGCATCGATTTGAGGTGCATGGCAGCGATTCTCCGGTCTGCCACATCAAGTGCTTTCATCCGCAGGACGACCATTACGGGCTGTCGCCCTTGCAGGCGGCGGCGATGGCCGTTGACGTGCATAACAGCGCGTCGCGCTGGTCGAAGTCGCTGCTGGACAATGCCGCGCGGCCGAGCGGGGCGCTGGTGTATCGCAGCGCCGACGGGCAGGGGGTGATGGCGGACGACCAGTTCCAGCGCCTGTCCGACGAGATCGAGGCGAATTACCAGGGCGCGCGCAATGCCGGGCGGCCGATGGTGCTGGAAGGCGGGTTGGACTGGAAGCCGATGGGATTCAGTCCCTCGGACATGGAGTTCCAGAAGACCAAGGAGGCGGCGGCGCGCGAGATCGCACTGGCCTTCGGGGTGCCCCCGATGCTGCTGGGTATCCAGGGGGATGCGACCTATGCCAATTACCAGGAGGCCAACCGGGCATTCTTTCGCCTGACCGTGCTGCCGCTGGCGACGCGGGTGGCGAGTGCCCTGTCGAACTGGCTGTCGGAGTTCACTGGCGAGGTGCTGGAACTGAAGCCCGACCTTGACCAGGTGTCGGCGCTGGCCGCCGAGCGGGATGCGCAATGGGCGCGGGTGACGGCGGCGAGTTTCCTGACCGATACCGAGAAACGTGCCTTGCTGGGGCTGCCGGCCGTGCCGGAAGGCGGGCGGGATGAGTGAGCAATGGCCCGATTACAAACCTTTCGAATGTGCCCCCGGATTGCGTCTGGCCGCCCATGAGAGGGTGACTCAGATCCATCACGAGAACCTCAACAAGCGGCTGGACCGGCTGGAGGAGATGATGGAGCGGCTGGAGCGGCGGTTGTGGCTGGCGGTCTACGGGGTGGCGGCAGTGATCCTGGCGCAGGCCTTTCAGTCGATCCTGGCGGCGACGCCGTAACGCAAGCGGATTGGAATGCATGATGAGGAGTGGTTCATGGAAATGAACACCGGATTGGAGCACAAGTTCGCGCGTTTCGGCGCAGGGCTGAGTGTGACCGACAAGTCCGCGATCGAGGGCTATGCCAGCCTGTTCGGCGAACCCGATCAGGGTGGCGACATCGTCCAGAAGGGCGCCTATGCGGAGTCGATCCGGGCGCTGAACGCGGCCGGGCGCAAGGTGAAGATGTTGTGGCAGCACGACCCGGCGCAGCCCATCGGGGTCTGGGACGAGGTGCGCGAGGATTCGCGCGGGCTTTGGGTGAAGGGACGTATCCTCGACATCACCCAGAAGGGGCGCGAGGCGGCAGCGCTGATTGCCGCGGGGGCCATCGACGGGCTGTCGATCGGCTATCAGACGCGCAAGGCGGTGAAGGATGACAAGGGCCAGCGGCTCTTGACCGAACTGGAGCTATGGGAGGTGTCGCTGGTGACCTTTCCGATGCTGCCCAGTGCGCGGGTGTCGGCGAAGGGGGACGATCCTTCGTTCGAGGCTGATCTGCGCGAATTGGCGGCGGCCTTGGATGGGGCGCGGCTGGAGCTGGCGCGTCCCTGATCGCGCCGATCTCACACACTCATAAGGGTAATCTGATGAGCAAGACCGAGACGAAGGCTCGGGCCGGGGAAGTCCTGTCTCCGGTTCAGGAGGTGAAGCGGGCGATGAGCGGCTTCATCCAAGACTTCAAAGAGTTCCAGGATGGAATTGATCTGAAACTTCAACAGACAGAAGAGCGACTGACCATGCTTGATCGTAAATCTCAACTGGCGGCGCGGCCGCAGCTGTCGGTGGCGACCGACCTGGGGGCTCCCCATCGCAAGGCGTTCAACGCCTACCTGCGGTCGGGCGAAGACGATGGGTTGCGCGGGCTCGAGATCGAGCGCAAGTCGCTTTCGACCGTGGTCAACAGCGATGGCGGCTATCTGGTCGATCCGCAGACCTCGGAGGCGGTGCAGTCGGTGCTGTATTCGACCGCGTCGATCCGGTCCATCGCTTCGGTCGTGCATGTCGAGGCGACGACCTATGACGTGCTGATCGACCATACCGAGCTTGGCGCGGGCTGGGCCAGCGAGACGGCGGCGTCGTCCGAGACCTCGACCCCGCAGATCGACCGCATCTCGATCCCGCTGCACGAGCTGAGCGCGCTGCCCAAGGCGTCGCAGCGGCTGCTGGATGACAGCGCCTTCGACGTCGAGGGTTGGCTGGCGGCGCGGATCGCCGAGAAATTCGCGCGTGCCGAGGCGGCGGCGTTCATTTCGGGCGATGGGTCGGACAAGCCGCGCGGTATCCTCGACCATACGGCGGTGGCCAACGGGTCTTGGAGCTGGGGCAATATCGGCTATGTCGCGACAGGGTCGGACGGCAGCATCGGGGATGCCGATGCCATCGTTGACCTGGTCTATGCGCTGGGTGCGCAGTACCGGGCCAATGCGAGCTTTGTCATGAACTCCAAGACCGCCGGGACCGTGCGCAAGCTGAAGGACGGCGACGGGCGGTTCCTGTGGAGCGACGGGCTGGCGGCGGGGGAACCCGCGCGGCTGATGGGCTATCCGGTGGTGGTTGCCGAGGACATGCCCGACGTCGCCTCGGACAGTTTCGCGATGGCATTCGGCGATTTCCGAGCGGGCTATACGGTTGCCGAGCGCCCCGACCTGAGGGTGATGCGCGATCCGTTCAGCGCCAAGCCGCACGTGCTGTTCTACGCCACCAAGCGGGTGGGCGGGGATGTCTCCGATTTCGCGGCGATCAAGTTGCTGAAATTCGGCGTTGCCTGACGGGTAGCGCCGGATGCGGGGCCGGGGAACCGGCCTCGTGGCGGGCGCGTGTCTAATAGACCCTCCATGTTGTCTAGCTGCTCCCCTCCGTCCGAGCAATGTGGAGCGGCACGCGTCCGTCGACGGGGGAGGCCCTGTCCGGGAGGGATCCGAGCTTGCGGAGTGAATGCATGATGTTGATCGAAGAGACCACCGTGCCGGACACGGCCTTGCCGGTGGATCAGTTCAAGGCGCATTTGCGCCAGGGGACGGGTTTTGGCGAGGATGATCTTCAGGACGCCGTTCTAAAGGGGTTTCTCAGGGCAGCCATTGCGGCAATCGAGGGGCGGACCGGCAAGATCCTGATTTCGCGGACCTTTGCGTGGGTTCTGACCGCATGGCGGGACCGGTCGGGGCAGGTTCTGCCGGTGGCGCCGGTGAGCGCGGTCAGTGAGATTACGCTGGTCAACGCGCAGGATTTCGAGACGGATGTGCCGGTGAGCCAGTTCCGCCTGGAGCAGGATAGCCAGCGGCCACGGCTGCGGCCGCTGGGCGTGGCGTTGCCCATGGTGCCCTTGGGCGGGTCGGTCCGCATCCGTTTTGCCGCCGGGTTTTCCGCCGATTGGGACGGGCTGCCGGCCGATCTGGGGCAGGCGGTCCTGCTGCTGGCGGCGCATTACTACGAGTATCGCAACGAAACCGCGCTGAGCGACGGCTGCATGCCCTTCGGGGTGACCAGCCTGGTGCAGCGGTATCGCCCGATGCGGCTGTCGCCGGGGTACGGGCAATGACCACGCCGCGGCTGAACCGGAAGCTGGTGCTGGAGGCGCCCGAGCGGGTGGCCGATGGCGGCGGTGGTTTCACCGAGGTTTGGGTGGCGCTTGGCGCGCTTTGGGCCGAGGTGAGCGCGCGGGTGGGCGGCGAGCGGGCCGAGTCCGGTGTGCCGGTGTCGGCGACGAGCTATCGCATCGTGGTGCGGGCGGCGCCGCAGGGCGCGGCCTCGCGTCCGGTGCCCGAGCAGAGGTTTCGCGAGGGCGCGCGGGTGTTCGTGATCAAGGCGGTGGCAGAGCGGGACAGTGATGGGATGTATCTGACCTGCTTTGCCGAAGAGGAGATCGTGGCATGAGTTACGGCATGGGCGGGGCGTTGCAGGCGGCGGTCTATGACCGGTTGACCAGCGATACGGGTGTGACTGCGCTGGTCGGAGCCGCGATCTATGACGCGCTGCCGGCGGGCGAGATGCCCGACACCTACGTGACGCTGGGCGAGGAAGAAGTGCGCGACGCCTCGGACGCCAGTGGCGGGGCGGCGGTGCACCGGTTCCGGGTGTCGGTGGTGACGGATGCCGCGGGCTATGCCGGGGCGAAGGCGGTGGCGGCCGCGGTGACAGATGCGCTGACCGGGGCCGATCTGAGCCTGTCGCGGGGCCGGCTAGTGGGCCTGTGGTTCGAGCGGGCGACGGCGCGGCGCAGCGGCAAGGCGGGGCGGGTCCGACGGATCGACCTGCGGTTCCGGGCGCGCGTGGAAGACAACTGAACATACTTATCTTGGAGGCACGGAAATGGGTGCTCAGAACGGCAAGGACCTTCTGGTCAAAGTCGACATGACCGGCAGCGGTCTGTTCGAAACCATCGCGGGCCTGCGCGCGACGCGGGTGAGCTTCAACGCCGAGAGCGTCGATGTCACCAGCCTGGAAAGCCAGGGTGGCTGGCGCGAATTGCTGGCTGGGGCCGGGGTCAAGTCGGCCTCGATCACCGGGTCGGGCGTGTTCCGCGACGAAGGCACGGACGAACGCGCGCGGCAGCTGTTCTTCGATGGCGAGACGCCGGATTTCCAGGTGATCATCCCGGATTTCGGCATCGTCGAGGGGGCGTTCCAGGTGACGTCGCTGGAGTATGCCGGGAGCCACAACGGCGAGGCGACCTATGAGATGTCGCTGGCGAGCGCGGCGGCGCTGAGCTTTACCGCGCTCTGATGGCGAACCCCTGGGCGGGCGAGGTGGCGCTGGTCATCGACGGCGAGCGGCGAGTGCTGAAGCTGACGCTGGGCGCGTTGGCAGAGCTCGAGGCGCGGATGGAGGCGGAGTCTCTGGTTGCGCTGGTCGAGCGGTTCGAGGGCGGGGCCTATTCGAGCCGGGACGTGCTGGAGCTGATCGTGGCCGGGTTGCGAGGCGGGGGCGCGGATGTCTCTGCCCGTGACCTGCTGGCGGCCGAGATCGAGGGCGGGCCGATGGGCGCGGCGCGTGCGGCGGCGAAACTGATCGCTCGCGCCTTCATGGTGCCGGGCGAGACGTGAGGCGGCTGGACTGGCCGGGGCTGATGCGGGCCGGACTGCATGGGCTGCGGCTGACGCCCGAGGCGTTCTGGCGGCTGACGCCGGCGGAACTGAGGATGATGCTGGGCAGCGCTGCGGGCGACGGGCCGCTGGACCGGAGCGGTCTGGAACGGCTGCTGGCGGCCTTCCCGGACGTAAAACGAGGAGAGGACGATGGCTGAACGCGACGGGATCGACGATCTGGCCGAGCGCGCGGATGCGCTGGAAGACAGCCTGGGCGCCGCTGCCGGAATGGCCGCGGGGTTCGACGTGGAACTGCGGCGGGTGCGCGAGTCGCTTGGGGCTGCGGGGCAGGACGTGGCGACCCTGGAGCGGGGCATGTCGAGGGGCCTGCGGCGGGCTTTCGACGGCGTCGTCTTCGACGGAATGAGGCTGACGGATGCCTTGCAGGGCGTGGCGCGGTCGATGATCCAGACCACCTATTCGGCGGCCATCAAGCCGGTGGCCGAGCATTTCGGCGGGTTGCTGTCGAGCGGTGTCGGCAGCCTGGTGCAGGGGCTGCTGCCCTTTGCCAACGGGGCGCCCTTCAGCCAGGGGCGGGTCATTCCCTTCGCCAGCGGCGGTATCGTCTCGGGTGCGACGCCCTTTGCCATGCGCGGGGCGATGGGGCTGATGGGCGAGGCGGGGCCTGAGGCGATCATGCCGCTGGTGCGCGGGCGCGACGGCAAGCTGGGCGTGCGTGGTGCGGGCGGCGGGGGCGTGAACGTGGTGATGAACGTCACAACGCCGGACGTGCAGGGGTTCCAGCGCAGCCGGGGACAGATCGCCGCGCAGATGAGCCGGGCGCTGGGCCGCGGCAACCGCAACCGCTGAGGGGAGGCGCGCGATGAATTTCCACGAGGTGAGGTTTCCGGCGAACCTGAGTTTCGGGTCCATCGGCGGGCCGGAGCGGCGCACGGATGTGGTGACGTTGGCCAACGGGTTCGAGGAACGCAACACGCCCTGGGCGCATTCACGGCGGCGCTATGACGCGGGGCTGGGCCTGCGGTCGCTGGACGATATCGAGACGCTGATCGCGTTTTTCGAGGCGCGGAGGGGGCAGTTGTACGGGTTCCGCTGGAAGGACTGGTCGGACTTCAAGTCGTGCAAGGCCTCGGGCGAGCCGGTGTTCCAGAATCAGGTGATCGCGGTGGGGGATGGGGTGACGTCGGCCTTTCCGTTGATGAAGTCTTACCGCTCCGGCGAATTCGTCTATCAGCGGCCGATTTCCAAGCCGGTGGCCGGGACCGTGCGGATCGGGCTGGAACAGGACGAGATGCAAGAGGCGGTTGATTACGAGGTCGACGTGACTACGGGCGTCGTTACCTTCGTCAGCCCGCCGCCGGCAGAGGTTCGGGTGATGGCGGGGTTCGAGTTCGACGTGCCGGTGCGGTTTGACGCAGATCGCATCCAGACCAGCGTGGCGAGTTTCCAGGCGGGCGACGTGCCGAACGTGCCGGTGGTCGAGGTGCGGGTATGAGCGGGCTGGATGCCGCGTTCATGGAGCATCTGAGGGGCGGGTTGACCACGCTTTGCCGGTGCTGGGCTATTACCCGGGGGGACGGGGTACAGTACGGGTTCACCGATCACGACTGCGGGCTGAGCTTCGAGGGGATCGACTTTGCCGCCGATACCGGGCTATCGGCGCTGGCCTTGCAGCAGAGCACGGGGTTGTCGGTGGACAATACCGAGGCGCTGGGCGTACTGAGCAGCGCCGCAGTGCGCGAGGCAGATATCGAGGCGGGGCGGTTCGACGGGGCCGAGGTGCGGGCCTGGCTGGTGAACTGGGCAGATGTGGATATGCGCTGGTTGCAGTTCCGCGGCTCGATCGGAGAGATCCGGCGTGGTGGCGGAGCGTTTCATGCCGAGTTGCGTGGGCTGACCGAGGCGCTGAACCGGCCGCTGGGGCGGATTTACCAGAAGCCTTGTACGGCGGTTCTGGGGGACAGGGCTTGCGGGTTCGATCTGGGATTGCCGGGGTACGCCGAGGAACGCCCGGTCGTGGCGGCCGAGCGGGCGCAGGTGTTCACCTGGGTGGACCTCGCAGGATTCGAACCGGGGTGGTTTTCGCGCGGGCGGCTTCGGGTGCTGACCGGGGCGGGCGCCGGGCTTTGGGGCATCGTGAAACGCGATGGGTTCAGCGTCGAGGGGCGGTTCATCGAGTTGTGGGAACCGATCCGGGCCAAGGTGCTGCCGGGCGATATGGTTCGGCTGGAAGCGGGCTGCGACAAACGAATGGAAACCTGCCAGTTGAAGTTCGATAACCTGCTGAACTTCCAGGGCTTTCCGGACATTCCGGGGGAAGACTGGGTGATGTCGGTGCCCAAGCAGTCGGGCACGAATTCCGGCGGGAGCCTGCGCTGATGGCGGAGGCTCAGCAAATCGTCGCGGAGGCTCGGCGCTGGATCGGTACGCCCTATCGCCACCAGTCGGCGCGGCTGGGGGCCGGGGCGGATTGCCTGGGGCTGGTGCGGGGCGTCTGGCGGACGCTTTACGGGTCCGAGCCCGAGGCGGTGCCGGCCTATACCCTGGACTGGGCCGAACCGCAGGGCGACGAGGTTCTTTGGGCGGCCGCTGGGCGGCATCTGGCCGGGGTACCTCTGGCGCAGATGGCGGCGGGCGATGTGATCCTGTTCCGGATGCGCGAAGGTTCGGTCGCCAAGCATCTGGGCATTCTGACGGGTGCGGGCTTTGTCCATGCCTATTCGCGCCACGGGGTGCTGGAAAGCCCGCTGAGCGCGCCTTGGCGGCGGCGCATTGTCGCCTGTTTTCGTTTTCCCTGAGGAGGTGCGCCGATGGCGACGATACTTCTGGCAGCCGCAGGTGCGGCAATTGGCGGGTCGGTCGGTGGTACCGTTGCAGGTCTGTCTGGCGTCGCCATCGGACGCGCGCTGGGCGCGACGCTGGGGCAGGCCATCGACAACCGACTGCTGGGGCAGGGATCCGAGGCGGTGCAGGCCGGGCGGATCGAGCGGTTTCGCCTCAGCCATGCAAGCGACGGGTCGCCCGTGTCGCAGGTCTATGGCCGGATGCGGATTGGCGGGCAGGTGATCTGGGCCTCGGACTTTCAGGAGACGGCAACCACTACGGGCGGCGGCAAGGGTGCGCCGCGGACGCCCACGACGACGCGCTACAGCTATAGCGTGTCGCTGGCGGTGGCGTTGTGCGAGGGCGAGATTTCCTCGGTCGGCCGCGTATGGGGCGATGGCGAGGAACTGGCCATCGCCGACCTGGGGATGCGGGTCTACAAGGGGACTGCCGACCAGTTGCCCGACCCGCTGATGGAGGCCATTGAGGGTACCGGAGCGGTGCCGGCCTATCGCGGGACGGCCTATGTGGTCTTCGAGGATCTGGTGCTGGAGCGGTTCGGCAACCGGGTACCGCAGTTCTCCTTCGAAGTGGTGCGGCAGGAGCAGACTGCATCGACGACTTATGACGCCGATTTGGCGCGGATGGTGCAGGGCGTCGCGCTGATCCCGGGGACGGGGGAGTATTCGCTGGCGACGTCGCCAGTCTATTACTCGAGCGGGCCGGGCAGTCACTGGGCGGCGAACCTGAACACGCCCTCGGGGCGGAGCGATTTCGAGGCGTCGATGGAGGCGCTGTCGGACGAGTTGCCGAAGTGCGACGCGGCCTCGCTGGTGGTGTCGTGGTTCGGGGGCGATTTGCGCTGCGGGTCTTGTGAAGTGGTGCCCAAGGTCGAGCGGGCCGCCTTCGAGAGCCCGAACATGCCGTGGCGCGTCGCGGGGCAGGCGCGGGGCGAGGTCGAGGAAATCGCGCAGGTAGACGGGCGGCCGATCTATGGTGGCACGCCGGCGGATGCGTCGGTGGTCGAGGCGATCCGCTGGATGAACGAACACGGGCGGCGGGTGATGTTCTACCCCTTCATCCTGATGGACCAGCAGGCGGGGAACTCGCTGACCGACCCCTGGACCGGGGCGGAAGAGCAGCCGCATCTGCCGTGGCGGGGGCGTATCACGCTTTCGGTTGCGCCAGGGCAGGCGGGGTCACCGGACCAGAGTGCGGCGGCAGATGCGGAAGTGGCTGCCTTCTTCGGCACGGCCTCGGCTGCGGATTTTGCGGTGGGGGACGGGGTGGTGAGTTACTCCGGCCCAGAGGAATGGGGGCTGCGGCGGTTTATCCTGCACTACGCGGCGCTTTGCGCGGCAGCGGGGGGCGTTTCGGCGTTTTGCATTGGCTCAGAGATGCGGGGGCTGACACAGATTCGGGGGGCATCCGGGTTTCCGGCGGTCGAGGCCTTGCGCGACTTGGCGGCAGAGGCGCGGGTGCTGCTGGGGCCGGAGGTAAAGATCGGCTATGCGGCGGACTGGTCGGAGTATTTCGGCTATCAGCCGCCCGAGGGCGGGGGCGACAGGTATTTCCATTTGGATCCGCTCTGGGCCGATCCGAATGTCGATTTCGTCGGCATCGACAATTACATGCCGCTGTCGGACTGGCGGGATGGCGACGACCATGCCGATGCGCTGGCCGGGTGGGAGCGAATTTACGACCCCGACTACCTGCGCTCGAACATCGAGGGCGGCGAGGGGTACGACTGGTATTATCACTCGCCCGAGGCCGAGGCGGCGCAGATCCGGACGCCGATCACCGATGGCGCGCATGACGAGCCGTGGATCTGGCGCAATAAGGACATTCGCAACTGGTGGGCGAACGAGCATTTCGAGCGGATCGGGGGCGTGCGGCAGGCCGCGCCGACCGCCTGGATGCCGGAATCCAAGCCCGTGTGGTTCACCGAGTACGGCTGCGCGGCCATCGACAAGGGGACGAACCAGCCGAACAAGTTCCTCGATCCGAAATCATCCGAGTCGCAATTGCCGAAGTATTCCAACGGTCTGCGCGACGATCTTATCCAGGTGCAATACCTTCGCGCCATGCTGGGTTACTGGTCGGAAGCGGCGCACAATCCAGTGTCCGAAGTCTATGGCGCGCCGATGATCGACATGGCAAATGCCTATGTCTGGGCCTGGGACGTGCGGCCCTATCCGGCCTTTCCCAACAACCGCGAGCTCTGGAGTGACGGCGACAACCAGGCGCGCGGGCACTGGTTGAACGGGCGGGTCGGGGCGCGGACGCTGGCCTCGGTGGTTGAGGAGATTTGCACCCGCGCTGGAATGAGCGCCATCGACGTGTCGCGGCTGGACGGGATCGTCCGGGGCTACACTGTGGACGAGGTCGCGGATGCCCGGAGCGCCTTGCAGCCGCTGATGCTGCGGTTCGGGTTTGACGCCATCGAGCGCGACGGGGTTCTGAGTTTCCGCATGCGGGGCGGGAAGACGTCGGACAGTCTGGTGCTCGACGGATTTGCCGAAAGCGACGAGATCGAGGGGCTGACCGAGCAGTCCCGCGCGGGCGAGGCCGAGGTCAGCGGGCGGGTGCGGCTGCGGTTCATCCAGTCGGGCGCCGACCACGAGGTGGTGGCCGAAGAGGCGGTGCTGCCCGACGAGGCGACCCATGCGGTGACCTCGAACGAGGTGCCGCTGGCGCTGACCCGCGCCGAGGGGCGGCAGGTGGTCGAACGCTGGCTGACCGAGGCGCGGATGTCGCGCGACGTGGTACGGTTTGCGCTACCGCCGTCGCGGCTGGATCTTGGGGCCGGGGACGTTATCGAACTTCCCGGAGACGAGGGCGAAGGCGCGGCGCTGTTCCGGATCGACCGGGTCGAGCATTCGGCGCTGCAACTGGTCGAGGCGGTGCGGATGGAACGCGCGGTTTATGCCCCGCCCGACATGGCGGACGACGTGCCGCCGGGCAGCGCCTTTGTCGCGCCGGTACCGGTGCTGCCGCTGTTCCTGGACCTGCCGCTGCTGAGCGGGGACGAGGTGCCGCACGCGCCGCACCTGGCGGTGACGGCGCAGCCCTGGCCGGGGACCGTGGCGGTTTACGCCTCGGCCAGCGACGAGAACTACGCGCTGAGCGAGATCATCGGGCGGCGCGCGGTGGTGGGGCTGACAGAGACGCCGCTGACGGCGTCTGGGCCCGGACTTTGGGACAATGGCGATGCGCTGCAGGTCAAGCTGATCGCCGGGACGCTGGAATCGCGAGACCGGGCGGCGGTGCTGAACGGGGCGAATGCGGCGGTGATCGGCGACGGCAGTTCGGGGCTTTGGGAGGTGATCCAGTTCGAGAAGGCCGAGCTGGCCGCGCCCGATACCTATTGGCTGTTGGGGCGGCTGCGGGGGCAGGCGGGCAGCGACGGGCTGACGCCGGATGTCTGGCCGGCGGGGTCGTGGTTCGTGTTACTGGACGAGGCGGTGGAACAGATCGAACTGACAAGTGCGCAACGCCGCATTGCGCGGCATTTCCGCATCGGACCGGCGCTACGGCCGCTGGACGATCCGTCTTACCAGCATTTCGTCGAAGCTTTCGACGGCAACGGGCTGCGGCCCTATGCGCCCTGTCACCTGCGGCTGGCGCCCTCTGGCGGCGGCCAGTCGCTAAGCTGGACCCGCCGGACGCGCATCGACGGCGACGGCTGGGACCTTGCCGAGGTGCCGCTGGGCGAGGAGAGCGAAGCCTATCTCGTCCGGGTCCGGCAGGGGGCGGCGGTGCTGCGGGAAGAAACGGTTACTGCGCCTGCCTGGACCTATCCGGCGGCTGCGCAGGCGGCGGATGGAGTTTCGGCGGGGGATCGGATCGAGGTGGCGCAGATCTCGGCGCGGTTCGGGCCGGGGCTGTTTGCCGGCATCGACTGGCCCGGGTGATTTGCCGTGCGTCCAGTCCTGCATGGCGATGTCAGCTCGCTGGCGCGGGCCTTGCTGGCTGTGCCGGAGGGACGGCGGGAAGCGCTTTGTCGTCGCATTCTAGCCGAGGCCGAGGCGGCGGACCGGCATGTCCGACGCACAGGACTGCTGCACCCGCGCTGGGGCAACGGGTCGCTGATGTCGTCGGCGAGGAAGCGGCGGCTGGCGGATGAGCCGACATTTGACGACGTTGAATATTGCTTGTGTTTCGAGATGGCTTTGCGGGAGGTTCGGCGGTCGCTGATCGCTCGGCCCCGGGCTTGACCCACCCGCTCACCCAGACGCGCAGTTGATGCAGAGCGTTGTTGCCGGGTTCAGTTCCAGCCGTTTCACGGCAATCTCTTCACCGCAATCCTCGCACCAGCCGAAATCTCCCTCATCGATCCGGGCCAAGGCCTGCCGCAGCCGCGCAGACTCGGCATCCCTTCGGCCCTGTTGTGCCCTGGCCATGGCCTGCATTTGCAGCGCGTCCATCCGGCTGAGGCGTCCGACCGATTGCTGGTCAAGCTGCACCACCGATTGCCCGTCCCGCCCCAGCGCGTTCCCGGCCCGCAGGTCTTCCAGTTGCGCCATGATCAGAGTCCGGAACCGGGCTTTGTCTGCGTCATTCAT